GGTTAGGTTATTTGGTTGGCTTAATACATATTGATAATATTCTTGCAACTCATCTTTTTCCCAAGCCTCAAAAGTTTTTTCTGTAATAATTCTATTAGTTTGCATTTGTTGTTTGTTTTACAATGTAAAGTTAATAAACATTTTTTTAACAAACAAAAATATTATTCTTTTTTTTCAAAAACTTTTTCTTCTAGTTTTTCTATCCTATTAAGCGCCACTACTAAAGCCTGCTGGGCTAACCTTAAATCGTGCTTCATTTTAAATAATTCAACTTCTTTCATCCTTATATATTTGGTTACATACTGCAAACCTTTGATCTACAGTCCTAAATTCTTTAATCATTTCTGGATTTATCATACATCTTTGTACAAACTTCTTTTGGGTTTCTCCTGTTTTTGGTTTTGGTAAAGGCATTATTTCTGTTGTTTTAATTTTTCTATATATAATACTGCATCCATTAGTTCTTCCTGTAAATGGTTTAGGAATTTATAAAATCCGTCAGGGCTATCGTAAAGGGTTGTCCCATATTTAACTATTCCATCCCTGCTGCGTTCCCTCATTTTACTAATTACCAATTCTACAATTACGTCTTTATACCTATCTTTATAAGTACTGTCCATTGTCCACCTGTCGCCAAACTGCATTTCAACCCACTTTCGTAAACTATCACTCATCTTTTTTCATATTATAAAATTCCCTAACTAACATACCTTCTATTATTCTTAAAAAAATATAGCCGAGTATTATTTTAAATACCAACATCTATCCTAGTTTTAAGTTTTTGTATTTCCTGTTCTAAATCAGCTACCTTTTTTTCTGCTGTTCTTGCTCTTTCAACTGCGCGTATTTTATCTGACCTGTACTCAGACATTGATTGATCGTAAAAATACCTGTCTGATATAAGGTTTTGTACATAATAACCTATCTGCACTAAGGCAGCGGTTGAATCGTTTAAAGTAATATTGTCAGGGTACTTCTTTTTTAATTTAAGTATTACTTCGCTTACTAGGTTGTAATTAGTGTAATACTCTAGTTCTTTAAGATTGTCAATTTTCTTGTTCATTGTTAGTTATTATTTCTGCATCTACTACTGGTAGCATCGCAATTTCCTTAGGTATTTTATTTTTATTTCCAAACTCTGTAGTTTTATTATGGTATTGTATTTCCCAAACTGGCTTAACAATATACAAATTAAATCTATATATTCCTTTAGGTGTTGAATTTATATACATTGGAATATCTAAATTGTCATCGCATTTTGCAATCATAGCATCGTACTTTTTCTTTTCAATAAGCAAAGCATCGTAATGCTTACCCCTACACTTTAGTTCTATTCTGTGGTATGTTTTAGGGCTGTAGCAATCCCATCTACTCATTTGGCTTTTAGCCTTAACTAAATCAGGATAGCAACAAGTAAGTAAAAATTCAAAAAGGTCTTGTTCTTTCAAAGATATTGGTTATATACAGCCTGTAAATCTTTCCATACTACTTTAGCAAAACTACAGGGCGTGCATTCAACTTTAGTTTTAAATATTCTTTCATATATTGTTTTATACGTTTCTTGTTCTTCTGGTGTAAATTTGTGCTTTTTGGTATCTACAGCCATTTTAATTAAGTCAAACTCACTTTCCGTTAAACACTCAGGCTTTTTATACCTAAACATTTCATTTAATTTAACCTTTCGTTCGTCACAACCGCAATCTTCACCAGCCAAAAACTTTACAGCTTTCTTTATACCTGTAGCTGTTGTAATCTTCTCTACAGTATCACCAAGACCTTGACTTGCTGCTGCGTGCTTAGCCTTCCACTCTTTGTATGCTTTTGTACGTTTGTCGCCTTTAAATTCTGTCATAATCTTTATTTTTATAATCTTCGTAATCTTCTTTAAACTTATTCTTTATTTCTTTTTTTGCGTGTTTTAGTGTATTGAATATACTTACCCAGCTTATATTAGTTTCTTTAGCTATAGCTCTTATACTTAAATCTGTGTCCCTATAAAGTGTAAACAGTTTTTTTTCATACCAGCGCCAGCCTTCTATATGTTCGTCAATCATTGTGCATATTTTATGAAAGGCTAACTGCTCATCCATCTGCGAATCATCGGGAATCTGTATGGTAACCTCGTCATCATCAATAGAAACTTTATTAACTTTTCTTTTACTATTATAATATTGGTAATACAAAGAACGAAGAGTAAAATACATATACCCACGACTAACGATACCATCTCTAATAACCTTGCTTTCATTTGCATATTTATATAAAGTTATATAACACTCTTGAACAATATCTTCTGCAAAATCGTATTCACCAAAACTCTTAACAATAGCTATCCATTCTTTGTGCCTCTCAGCCACTTTAGCTAACCATTCAGTCGGTTTATCCATATCACATTAATACTAATTATACCTAACAAACATTGTAAGGTAATTTCATCTTCTTTTTCGTATTGTTCTTTGTGATATAAAAAGCCAAACATTATACCTTTAATAGGGCTAATAATAATGTCTGCACCTTTGTATTGACCTGTTATAATAAACACAAAAGCGATAATTAATAAAAGCCCTAAAAGTATCATATAGCTAGTTTTTGTACTTCTTTATTATCGTGCATTAAGTCCTTGCCCATATACTCAAACCCTACATTATTTATCTTCATTCTTAGTTGTATAGGTTGTTCAAATGTAGTAGGTCGCCCTCCTGTTTCATTTTCTTTTATTTTCAAGACGTGAATATTACTATACATCCAGTCAGTAGGGTGTGCTACATATCTATGAATACACCAAATATCGTCAGCGCGTGAACTAATCTTAGAGCCACCTTCTGCATCGCTCATAGCTAATGGTCTTGTTAAGCCCTCGTACTGGTGTCCTGAATGGTGTACCTGTCTTAGTGCTGAGGTTACTCCGTGTGCATTTACGCAAACTTGTACGTTATTTTTTTTAGTAAACATTCTTAGTTCTGTTAACACTTGATAGTCGTACTCGTGAGCGTTACCTACCATTTTTAAAATAGCAGCATCTTTAGCTAAACTGTTATAAGGGTCTATTAATAAGCCATCATAATTCCAAGCGTCTTTTATTTGCTGTGCTTCTTTTAACAAACTTTTGTAAGTGTATAGTTCTTCTACTTCTATTATTTTAAAATACTCATCAGACCATTTAACAGCTTGATTTATTTGCTCATCATTAGCTTGCTGTATTGGTTTGCCCATATAAAACTCTATAATCTTTCTTAATATAGACTCAGGCGTATTTTCACTAGACCAAATTAAAAACCTTAATTTAAACATTTTAGCCCACAATACATAAAAGTAAATAAGAGTCGTAGTTTTACCTACGTTCGCGTGACCAATAGCAATAAGTAAGTTCTTTTTGAACCTTATATGCTCGTCAATCTCTGGTACATTTATTTTTAACCCTTCTTTAATTCTACCGTATTTAATGTCTAGTATCTTGTCTTGTAAGTTCCTTGCTTGCGCTATCATATACTTTTTGTTATAATATTATACTTCCGCTCCATAGCCTCTGAGTGATTATCTTCTTTAGGTAAATAATACCCTAATATAGGGTTTACTTTGTAATTCCAAAAATCAATAGGCATTTCTTCGCCATCTTTTAATCTTCTCATATATAAAAAAAGGGGCTAAAAGCCCCCTTGTAAATTTAAAAAGGTAAGTCGCCTGCATCAACTGTTTCAACTTCTCTTGCTGGGTTTTGTGCTTCATTAGTATGTTCGGCTATATAGTTTTCTATTTTCCAACCGCTTATACTATTATAGTACTTACCATTATATTCTTTTCCTTTTAAGTTAATATGCACCTTAACTGGGTTACCAACTTGAAAACTTTCTAGCGCTTGTACTGTTTTGCCAAAGAACTCAATTAATAAATGCTGCGGATAATCGCCTGGAGTTGTTACAACAATATTTCTTTTTTGCCATTCATTTCCAGCTTTAGAAGTTCCTGACTCAATGTCTTGAATAACTTTGATGTTTCCTGTAATTTCCATAATTCTACTTTTATTGATTTATTTTTATATTTAGTTATGTAATATACTTTTTTTATTTTACAATTTTGCAAGTTCATCACCTACCTTTTTAGATACCTTATACTTGCTTTTAATTGCTTCAATATTTCCACCGCCTTTGATGTATTCTATAGCTTTACTAAATTCTGGTGTATTAGGGTTTAACCATTTCTTTTCTTCAGTTACTTCACTTGCTGCATTTGCATCATCGTCTACAGCTTGCAAACCTAATAATGAAGCTAAGGTATATCTGCGATAATATGTAATTGCAGAACCTAATTTTTGTGGGTCATTCATTTCAGGTAGTTTTAAAGCTGATATAACGCCCCCAGTTCCGTCAACACAAATAAGCTTACTATAAACACAATCTTCCTCAATTGGTTGCAATAGAAGCAGCCTGTGCTTTTTTAGTAAAGGGTTAAGCTGGTTAATTAG